AACCTTATTGGTTTGGCATACCTACCATCAAGAGTTTTGTGCTTAGTCTTTTTATCTGTGACAATAAAAAGCGTTGGAGCAAACTTAAACTTACGTTGGATACGTTGTCCATTCTCGTAACCAAGGTAAAGTAAGTTGTCTCCAACCATTTGTATGTTTGTGTAGAAACTCATTTAGTAACGATCTCGTATTTCTTTTTGATTTCGTTTGTAGGTTCTACTATTGTAGCAAGAGTTTCAGAATATAGCAATACGTCTGTGTCAGTTGTGTAACGTGGCCATGGTTCTAGTGTGCCATCATCCTTTATCAGGTACGGATCCTGTAGGTGGCAATTCGGTTCCTCCTCCAGTTGTTCCACCTTCGATATCAGGTGTATCCCCGATCGTAGGATTACTACCATCACTTCCATCATCATCCTCCAATAATTTTTCTGCTTCTGCAAACAGTTCTTCCATGTCTAAATCATCACCACTACCACCAGCAATGGCATCTTCATGAGCTTTGAAATTCTTTTCATAAACTTCTTCTTTAATAGCTTCCACATATTGTTCAGCAATAGAATCAAGAGGATCGTATGCTGTTAATACATGATGACCAGGTAAGAAAAAATCTTGATCTTTACTCAAAGGTGCCCATGGAAACCATGATACTTGATAACCCTTCTTTCTGTCAAGTATAATACCTTCTTCATCAGAAACAATATCTAGTCTAAAAGGTTTATGTAACTTAAATCCAATAGCATCTTTTGTCTCAGGATCTACAAGTTCTTGTGCATCACATATAACTTCTTCACCTGATTTCAATAACAAAAGTTTTACGGTCATTCTACGTTGCCACCCATTTTCTGTACGTTAGTAATATATGTATCACGCAAACTTGGTACAGGTTCTAGAATAGTTACGACCATATTATGATTCACAGGTATTCTAGTTTCTGGAGTTAAAGGACACCATGGTGAGTAATGTACTTTAACTTCTGGATCTGTAACAATACCAGTACCATCCAGAGTAGGTTGATCGTATTCTACCTTGTATGGAAAGTTCATGATGTATGCTTGTCTTGCACCACTTTCTTTATCTACAGCTTCTTGTAGATCACATATAATATTATCTCCATTAAAAAGAATAACAACCTTTACTCTGTCTGTATTGACTAAAGTTTGTTTTGGTGTTGGAGGAGTAATATTGATAGGTTCTTTCTTACCTTTTGCCATTTTAAAAATACTATTGTTTACATTATAAAGGAGGGGTCAACGTTTGTCAACCCCTCCTATGTAGGACTAGATAAAGTCCTTTCTAGCGTGATGTTCTGGAACTATTTTTCCCAGTTGTACAACGAGCAATCCGTCTGTGAATTCGACTCCTCGTATTTCGGTATCATCTGAGAGTGACCAGACCCTAGAGAACGACCTTGCGGCCACTCCTCTATGTCTAAACGTTCCATCATCCTCCTGTTTTTCTTTGCTGCCTTCGACATGTAATTTTCCAAACTCCGTAAAGACTTTGAGCTCATCTTTTTTGAAGCCCGCCAAGGCAACCTCCAACCTCGATTCAACATTGTTAATTTCAATTATGTTATAGGGAGGATAGTTTGAAGTAGTATCTACTCCGTCCCAGAATCGATTGAGGTAATCATCCATGCCTATGCTGTTTCTCGCAATCTTCTCCATTAATTCTGGAAGATTGGCAGCATGATATCTTGCTAAGTTAGTCATTTTAGTTCTCCTTAAATAAGCGAGTGTTTAATTTGTGTACCCGAAGCGTACACTACTATTTAAGCACGAACTATAAAAATACGTTATGGTATAAACCGATACTATAAGTACGGTTAATCCTCCTTTTTCTTTCCGATGTTGTATTTACTTTCTAATGTCCAATCTCCTTTCTCTTTATATGCTAGAACTTTGATTTGACTTAGAGGTGCTACATCTGCTATAACTTCTTTAGCGTTGATGGATATTAATCCCCAATCACTAAGCAACTGTACTATACGATTCCTACGTTGTACGTCATTTGAACTTAAGTTTGCTTTCTTACCATCAAGTGCAAACAGTTCTTTAAAATGTACAATGTAGTATCTACCTTGCTTATGTAATATGTGACACGATTGATATAACTTCTTTTCTTTTCTAGACGCAACACCTATCCTCGTTAATGTTTCGCGTACCTTTAAAAAATCATCAGGTTCTTTTAACCCGACTTCAACCATACTTTCGGCAGTCCATTGGACTTCTTCGATCGCATTCATCTTTTTCCTCCCATGTCATATTTGTGTCGTAAAGATTCAATTTGAGATTTGGTTAGAAGACTTAATGCGACCTTTGCTTTCTCGTTACTATATCCATAGTGTTTTTTGACCAGATCCAAGTCCTCGACTTGTTCTTTCTTCAACCAAGGGGAAAACCTTTTCTTTTTCCTCAAAGTATATAGGTAGAAAGCATACTGCATGTCCTTATCGACATGAGCATTCATATTCATTTCGTTTGCAAATAAGATACTATCAACAGTACCAGACAAACATCTATTAATGATGTAAGGAGGATAAGAAGATATCGCTGTAGGGTCATCAGCAGTGAGATCTTCCTTATTGAAGTTGATAGAGTTAAGCCAGTCTTTAAGTTCAATTTTCATTAGAAGAAAGAATGAAAGTTTAATCTAAAGGTATCAGAATACATACCTTTCTTGAAATATGCAGAATGGAACAAAGCTCCCTCATAGATGTGTAGTCTGTTGAACTTACGTGGAAGGAAGTGATATAGTTCATA